ATTATAACACGTTGTGTGGAATTTGTCAACCGTTTTATGCGGCAATCTCACTAAAGTTTTTCACCTTTTGGAACGTGATACTAGTGTCAAATTTCTCTGCAAATTGGTCGCCTCTATGTGAGATAACAAAGATATTGTCATCAGCATTCAAGCTATGCAGAGTTTCAATTAAACTTTCGATACCTACACTATCAAGTGCACCATCTAGAGTTTCATCAAGTATGAGAAGGTTGGTTGATACTGAGTTACGTAGTTTGGCAACTGAACGCCATGATAACATAATACTCAATGTGATACGAAGCTTCTCACCTTCTGAGAAAGAAGCATAAGAGAACTTATCTCTAAATCTAGATTTGATAATCTCATTAAAGTTCTCGTCAAGTTGGAAATCAACAAAGAGGTCAAACGCAGCTAAATATTTGTTTATAAGCTTATTCATAACTGGAATATACTGACTGATGATACGAGCTTTGATGCCACCATCTTGTAGTATTGTTCTAACAACACTCAGCACTTCACGTTCTTCTAGAAGTTCTGTTCTTTGCTGTTGTTTCTTCTCTAAGTCTTTTTCTAATTTTAAAAGTTTACTGGTGTCAACTTCATCAACTTCACGTTGTGCATCATCTAATTCTTTTTTCATAGCGATCAAAGCATTCTTAGACATCTTAATTTCAGCACGATGTTCTGAAATCTTAAAGTTAACATTTTGAATTTCTGTTTCGATTTTAGATATTGAGTTGAGTCTGTCTTGGTGAGTTTTAATAATTGCTGCTGTTTCTACAAGACCTTTTTCAATTTCATCTTTCTTTGTATTTTTCTCATTAATTTGGTCTTGTTTAAAGTCATGTTCAATGCCTTGTTTGCATGTTGGACAATTGTCGTGGTCGTGATAAAAAGATAGCTCTTTTTCGTATGCAATGCGCTGTCGTTCGAGTTCTGTTCTATTTTCTGTTGCCTCTTGGAATTTTTGTTTCTCATCTGCTTTATCAGATATATCATCATAAAGAGTTTTAATAATCTCATCTTGTGCATCAATTATTTTGTTTTTAGCTTCTACAGCATCTATTTCAACACCCATACGCTCTTTGATTTTAGATACTTCGACTTGTTTAATCTTACGAATTTCTTCGTCATGCTCTTTAGCGCTTTCAATTTTAGATTCCATTAACTCAATCTTATATGCATTTTCATTAATGTTATCAGTTGTTGCTTTCATCTGGTCTTTAGCTAACCAACCCATTGTACTGAATACTTGAATGTCAAGTAAATCTTCAATGATATCTCGTCTTGCTCCTGCATGTAATTCCATAAATGGAACATAGGTAGCTGAACCGAGCACAACAATTTGGTTGAATGATTTGTAATTAATACCAATGATAGATGTTTCTAAATACTCTTGGTAATCTTTCTTTGCAGCGTCTTGGTTAATAAGTTGACCATCTTGATAGATTTCAAATACACCAGGTCTCATACCTCGTTTTACCATATAGTTTTTACCGCCAACAGCAAAATAAATCTCAACCAATAATTCTTTGTTATTGATTGTGTTAATTAGCTGACCTTTATTGACTTTACGAAATGGCTTTCCGTATAAGCCGAAAACAATAGCATCGAGCAATGTACTTTTACCTGAACCATTAGAACCACTAATAAGTGTGGTAGGTTTAGTATCAAAGTCGATTGTAGTAAAATTGTTTCCTGTGGATAATATGTTTTTGTATTTAATCTTCTTAAAATGTATTCGCATTATAAACTAAGGGCCTCATGATATAAGTCGTCGATAACTTGTTTGATACGAGTTTTGTCAACTTGGGTCTCTATACTGTCTATATACTGGTGAAGGATTTCCCCAGTGTCTTTAGTTTCGTCGAGTACCTCGTCAACACCAACATGTTCAAGGTTAAGGTTATCGTCTATCGCTTTCACATCAACCGCACCGCATTCACTCATTCGACTCATAAACAGGTCGTAGAGATAAGCATTGGTACGATTCTTCACTATAACTTTTACAAATGTATCTTTATACTGGTCAACATCAAAATTAGCTACATCATCGACAGTCCAGTTGGAATCATCGTAATCAATTTTGTAAAAAACTTTGTTTGGATTTTCGTGTTTGGTCATCTCTCTCGTTTCAGTATCAAAGACATGGAATCCACGGCTACCATTATAATCTGACCAAGTCATTTCATAAGGAGCTCCGAGATATTCTACATTGCCATAACGAGATGGATGGTGGAAGTGACCAGAGTAAACATCTTCAAAATGTTTGAATACTTCCATTTCTGTACCATGAGTACAAGGAACACCTTTGAGCATCTCAAATCCTTTTACTTCAAGGTGACCCATAACAACATCAGCTTTAGATTCAGCTAACATTTTGTAATTGTATTCTGCGTTCTGTTTATTAATCCATGGTAACATTAAGAATGTTGTCGAGCCAAGAGTTAAGTGTTCAGCTTTATCTTGGTATAGATTAAAGTTTTTGTAGTCTTGTAACAACAAATTCATGCTGTTAACGTCATTCGTATTTGTATAGAATATGTCGTGGTTACCAATTAATGCATGAAAATCAATGTTACGCTTATCAAGCTCATCAAAAAAGAACTCACGACAGCGTTCCAAACTTACAAAGTTAACATACTTTCTTCTGTCAAAAGTGTCACCAAGGTCAAATACAGTAGTAATATTATGTTCGTCTACATAAGGGAAAAATACTTCTTGGAAAAACTTTCTTTGTACTTCGTGAAATACACGACTATCTCCTCTAGCACCGAAATGTAAATCGGTAACAATCGCAATTTTCATTTAATCTCCAGTGTTCAGGTCTAATACTTCTTCTGCCTGAGCTTTTTCTTTTTGTGCCATAGTATTAAGATATGTCATGGCTTCTCGCATTTTCTTTCTTTGTTTTTGGATTTTAGTTTTCTTAGCTGCAGCTCTATCCCACTTGAGACGAGATACTTTTTCTTTAAATACTACCCCATTAAGGTGGTCAAACTCATGCAAGAAGCATCGAGCACCATATCCATCAAGTGTTCCGCTTTGTTTTTTACCATATTCGTCTAACCATTCAGCTGTAACTGTTTTTGGTCTAGCAATATTTAAGAACATGTCTGGAAAGCTTAAACAACCTTCTGGCGCCAATTCTGTTTCTTCACTAAACTCAAGTATTGCAGGATTGATTACCATGATAGCAGATTCTCTTGTTTCTCCAATTACGAAGCAACGCATGTTCAAACCGACTTGACAAGCTGATAGTCCGATGCCTTTATGCTTTACCATAAGGTCAACCATTTGTTCTTTCAAGTCTGCAGCATCTGCAAATATTTCTTTGACTTTATCAAAATCAAAATCTTCCATTCCTTTCCCAAGAATTGGGTCGGGGTAGTATACTAATTTCATAATTTACCTTCTTCTCTCATTTTTGCACGAATTTTTGTTGCTGAGATGTTATGTACATCTTCGCCTAGGTCATGCTCTGTAAATGTATAACCGACTCCTCGGCCATAACTAATGTCTACGATGTTTGGTACGGCCATAATCATATATTCACGACCTTCTTCATAACCTGCATCGCCTAAACCTTTTTTAATACCATCAATAACAGCAATCTCACCAAAGGGATTGTCTGTCTGTGCAACAGTACGACCAGCTCCAGCATCGCCTTCGACGCCAAATACTTCACGTACCATTATAACAACTTGTCCTGTAATTGTCAAGGCTTTTTCGAATAATTTTGTGTGACCTTCATGCCACGGTTGCCATCTACCCAACATTTGCACTGTTGGTTTCTTAAAATCGAATGCATCTTCCATTTCAAACATCAATCTTTTACTCCAAATTTGATGTACTTATACCACAATCTTTCGTGCCCATAGTATAGTACAAATTTTATTACTATATCTGCAATAAACACTGCGCCTATAGCTTTGGCTGGTAATCCAAAAAACCAAGCTATTGCTACAGTTGTAATACTTGCAATAATTCTCCATGTAACGGCTTTCGCCAAATGTCGTTTAGCACTAACATCACTCATATTTCGCCTTAATGACTCGTGCCATAGATACATGAGTATCTGGGAGCCATGTGTGTACGATATGGTCTACAACTTCTGGTGTCTCAAAGATTTTATTAGTATCTTCAAATCGACCTTCTTTAATAGTATCCATCCATACGAGATAGTCTGCGCCAAAATCAGCTCGAGCTTTTTCAAACGGACAAACAAAATCTGTGATAGCATATTTTCCAGCTCGCGTAACGCCATCAGCAAGATATTTCATTCTCATTGCTTGTCTCATACGACCTTCTTCCGAAAAATCCCAGTCGTCGTAATATTCACGTACTTGGTCAGCATTAATCCAAACACCGTCCAAAGCCTCAGCCAACGGTTCTGCAAGGTAACTCTTGCCTGAACCAGGAAGCCCGCAAATTAAGATTTTTTTCATTTTTTAATCTTTCGTTCCTTTCTTAAATTTAGATTCAAAATCATCAATGAATCTGGAAATGTACTCAGGTGGCTCATTCATTTGAATAGTTTGTGCATCACTATCTTGAAGTATGCTCTGAGTTAACATATTTTGAGAAGCTTTAAACTTAATATAAGTCTGCTTCTTCTCTTTTTGAATTCTTCGAAGGAATGCAAACCAGATAATTTGAGTGAAATAAGCAAATGGGTTTTGCGATTTCTCTGGGTCGAAGTTGTGAATATACATTAAGCAATTCTCAATTCCATCTGATATCATTTCTTCTTTATATGAGTAGCCAGAAAAATTTGGTTTAGTTGCAAGTCTAGTTGCAATAAGTAGAATGCACTTTCCAATGTATTCTGGTACTTGTGGGTTTTTATCTCCAGAGTTTTCTGCTTCTTTACATAGAGCTCTATAGTCAATTAGAGCTTGAAGCAAGTCTGGATTATTGACATAATTTCTTTTTCTTGCCATTAGTATTTCCTTATGTTGGAATTTTTTAAAGGTAAATTATAACATGTTTTATACATTTTGTCAACCTTTATGTTAATATTTGAAAAAAGTTGCATTATTTTTAAAAAAAGGGTTGACAACTACTAAAAAGCGTGGTATAATAAGGTTATCAACCTTTAAGGTATCTAATAAACTATATCTCTACAGTGTAAATCTTATAAGGGAACTCTTCAGCTCCGTAGATTTCAATCCTCTTCTTAAAGTGCTTAAGCGTATAGTTCTCAAAGCTTCCAATAGATAAATCATCAGTAATATCATACAGAACGGCCTCGGTCGAGTCGTCAGCTTTTCTCAATGTTCTACCGATAGATTGAAGTACTTTGATTTCACTCTTCGAACCAGTAGCAAATATCACATTATCAAGTCTTCGTAAATTAACTCCTGTAGAGAACACACCATAAGAAGCAAGTATGTCGTGCCTCTTTTCAGAATCATTCTCAACTAAGTGTCGTATATCTTCACGTTCAGTTCCTTTGGTTCCACCATATATAAAGTGGAGCTCTCTTCCTTCTTTGCGAAGCAAAGGTTCTAAAACTTTACCGTGTTTTTCTACAAGGTCAAATAGAATCAAATTATTCTGACCTTCTAAACTATGTACGAGATTCTTAATAAAGTTATTTCGTCTCTCATTATTCACAATAAACTCTCGTTCAGCTGGCCACTTTTTAGTTCCATCTAAATTTTTGAGAGCGTCTTTGAATTTCTTTCTTGTATCATTGCTGTGAGATAGTACAATCGCTTTGACTTTGAAATCAGCTACTGTTCCTTTATCCATAAGCTCTTTTGTATTTACGAATCGTTTGACTTCACCGAAACAACCTTCAAGTACTAGCCTATGAGTTTTGCTTTCTGATGATTTAAGAGTACCTGTAAATCCATGTCTGTACTCACAATCAGTTAATGATTCCATAATCTTAGTTAAGCTCTTTGCTTGGAATGTATGTGCTTCATCTCCAAGTACAACTTTAAATTGGTCAAACCAATCTTTCTTTAATTTAATAAGTGATTGCCACGTTGATATAACAATCGGTGAGCTTGTGTTCTTATCAACTCCACCTTGTATCGTATAAATGTCGTTTTCATCACAGCCATAATCTATAAAGTCACCTTTCATTTGGTGTACTAGAGAAATAGTTGGTACGATAATAAGTGTTCGATGTCCAAATGCTTGGAAGTAATGTTGTTGGATAAGATAAATGATTAACGATTTACCAGATGAAGTCGGCGATAAACTGAGCGATCGCCTTTTGCGTAAAGCATTCAGTACATATTCTGTTTGATAATCACGAGGCTTAAATTTGCAATTAATTTCTTCTGCTAATTGCGTTGGATAATCATCATCAAATTTTTCATCTAATCCGATGTGGTCTGGTGCAGATAAGAAATATCCGCGGTCGTCGCAAAACTTTTTAATGTGTGGATATAAACCAACATAGATAATTGGTCGCATTGGTTGGAATAATCTTATAATTCCGTCCCATACTCTATTCTTATAAGCAGGAACAAATTGATAACCTTCAGGCCTAAAACTGAATTGCTCAGCTAATTCCATGAGTGTGCCGCTATCTGCAACAACTTTCATGTGTACCGAATTAATAGGCTCTAGGGTTATCTGTTCACTCATAGCTTAACTGCTAATAATATAAAAATTCCAAATAAAATGATGTTAGTAAAAAATATAAGTAGAGCTAAGATTGTATGGTACCAAATCCATCGAGTACGATAAGCATTTTCAAGCGTTAAATCTTCTGGGTCTGCTTCTTCGTCCATTACCGGCAAGTTGTGCATAACTGTTTGGTCAAATTTATTTTCTTCTAAAGGCTTTTCAATAAATTTTTGAAACCATCTAATCATTAATAATCACCAGCTTGGAATTTTAACATGTCAATCATATTTTTTATTATAAAATTGCGACTATGAATAGTTCGCACAATGTCTTCTAAAAAGTTTGCATTAGCAGAATGATAGTCAATGGTCAAACTTAATTTGATAATATCCTTATCTGCTTGAATATATTTATCTACTTCATTACGTAAAACTTTTTTCTGATAAGGTCTCCAGCCTTGAGCTTTCAAATCTTCTTCTGCCATACTACCATCATAGTATTCTCGCTTGAGTGCTTCAAGTTCTTTGTATTCTGCTTTTAATTTTTTGACACGAAGTACTTCTCTATAAAAGAGATTGTAATATTTACTGTGAAGTTCTGGGATTCGTTTTGACTCTCCGACGAGATTTGTTTCGTCTATGGCTGAATCTTTTGCCCATAACGAAGATATATCATTTGTGTCCATAATGTAAACTCGGTTGTTAACTATAAAAGTATATTATAACAGGTTCTCTATAATTTGTCAACCCTTTAGCTTAACTCTTTAATGTCGAATGCGTCATATCGCATGGTAACTGTAGCTTCAGGATAAAGAACATCTTGATTAGATAAATCCAAACTAACTGGAGTCAAACCAATTGGTTGTGCATTTAGATATGTGACTTCCAAATTTGGTTGTTTATGACTATTTAAAATTAGAACAGTAATATCTGATGTTAGTCCATCTTGGCTATCTGCTAGTTGGTCGTATTGTTCTAATGTATCTGGAGAACCAATACCTTTTAACCAATCGTAAATTTCACGATAGTTTCTCATGTTCTCATCAATAATAAATGTTAAATCTAAATCAGCATACGCTAAATGGTCACCTGTTGAATAATAGGCACGTAAAGGCGTATCTGTTTTTACAGCGTTAGTTGTAACAGAAGGAAGCAGAATTTTATTTGAGAAAAATTCTACGTTCGGCAACCTTTTGAAGATTATTTTAAATCCTGCCGATGATAAATAGTTATTAATCATACAATAAATTCCAATGATTGTTTATTATACTATTTATACGAGGCGAACTATATAATGTTTTCAAAACCAAAATCCCTAACATTCGAAATGGATACAGCTGATTTATCCATCA